TAAATTTTACTCCCCGCTTGTAAAGCAATCTTTGCTAGACTAAACCAAGCCATATTAGTACCAAGTAGCTTTTTTACTTTTATCCTTCAACATTCTTCTCGTACCTCTAACCTCAACGACATTACCTTCTTCGATTTGGTTAAAAACACGATCTTGATTTGAAAGAATTTTAGATCTCGGGTCAATACCTACTTTTCCAGGCGAATCACCAATTGCAACTCCACCTTTTTGGAAACCATCTTTACCGACTCCAAGAACTTTTGTTATTTTTACCATGTTTTCTCCTTATTTGTTTTATACTACTTATTTTTTCTTAAAATTTCTACCAAAATCGTGAATTTTGCTTCTATTTGACATTTCTTGCTTAGTCAATGACGTTGCTGCACGTAATTCTGCTAGATCTTCATTTTGTTGAAGCTTTTCGTCCTTATTCATTTGGTTCATCATCGCTTTCATCTTATCAAGATTGATTTTTTCTTGTGCTTGTTGTGCTTTTACAAAATCATCCTTCGCTCTGATGTCTAGTTCTCTAGATTTTAGCTTCGCAATAGGGTCATTTGCAAAATCACCTAGTAACATTTTCTCTTCTTTAGCAAAATCTTCAAACATTTCTGCAATCAAAATAGCTTTTCTAGCTTCGATCTGCATATTTAAATTCATAGCTTGTTGTTGCATCTCAGGATTCTGCATTGCAGCAGGATTCTGTTGCATCATTTGTAATTGTCTTATTTGATCTTGGAATTCCATTTCAACTTGTTCTAATGCCATCAAAGAAATATGTTCAAAAATATTTTTCTGCATAGATCCTGTTACCAAAGGATTACCTCTAGCCATTGATGTTGTCATAAAATTTAAATGAGCTGTAATGTGAGCTTTGTGATCTTGACCTTTGAATGCTTGGAAAGGTTTTCCTGATAAAGACATAATCGCTTCAACACTTGGGTCCATAGGTTGAGGCTGTGGTTGTGGTTTTAAAATAAGATCTATATTTTTAACTCCTAACGCTTCATACATTGCACGATAAGCATTGTATAAATTATGCATTTGAGGATTGGATTGCGCAAGTTGCAATTCAGCTTGAGCCATAGATATTCTTTGTGTTTGAGAGAATATATTTGGATCAGCAATTGGCAGTATATCTACTTTATCATCAAAGTCTGATTGCTTAATCGTTCTTTGACCACCCACAACATCATACGGATACTCGTTAGGTAAGTATAATTTAAATACACGTGCAAGAAGTTTAAACTCTTCTTTCAAACTTACGTATATTCTTTTGTGAATTGCAGACATCGTTCTGCTTCCTCTTTCCAACAGCGCTACGGTCGTACCCACTGCCGCTTGTTGGTTCCCATCACCTACTTGCATATCAGCGATCGATGCAAATCTTTGACCTGCTGATACTACGACCCCCATTAGTTGTAGAAGTGTTTGCGATGGTTCCTTAAATGGCAAAGCCATAAAGGCATCTTTGATGTTACCACCTGGTGCATCCACGTCTCTAAATTCTCCTGGTTGAATCGCTTGGGCATCATCTCTCATTCTGATACCACGCATTTTAAATCCTGCCGGTAGATTGGAAAGCGTACCGGCATCTAACAATGATCTTAGGGCAGATGTTGCGGTTCTAGATAAACCGCCGATCATGTGTATTAAACCAAAACCATAAAATCCTAGTCCTGGTAGAAATCTAAAATGTACAAAATAAGTTATCTTTTCTTTTTTTGAATCGTCGACTGCATAGTTTCTTCTAATTGATAAAATTTCTCTTGAGCTTTCTTCTAGTGTTACTATGTATGGAAGTTTAATTCCTGTTGGTTGACCTTCAGCATTTCTATCTTCAAAACCTTCTAGGTCAAGATTGACATGACACTCTAACAAAGTAAATATATCTTCGTTAACTGTTTTCTTAACTCCCTCAAGTTCTCTCTCTTTTTTCTCTAAAGCAGATTCGTTGTCCGTGGGCCTTCCTAATTCGACATCTCTATAAAAACCCGAGACCTGTTGTTTACGTAAATCATTTTCTGATTTTTTAATAACATGAATAATAGACTCTGCATCTTCGAGTGAGGTTGCTGAATAAGGGACCACGAGATCTTCTGCAGGTACAAATTTAGAAACGGCTCTTTGTAATAGATCATCGTAATAAACTTTTTTGAACGCGGATCCTGATAAAGGTAAATAAAATAACATTTGATCAAACTCAGGTTCATACTCTTTCATTTGATCCATCAACTGATAATTCATAAATTCTTTTACCCGTTGAGACTGTTGTTCTTTTGCTGGATTCGGTGCACCAATAATTTGTGTTCTTACAGGTCCGTCGGCCGGTAACAATTCTTTGTAAGCCAACGCTTGAAATTGCGTGACTGCTTCAGCTAGAACAGGATGTGTTGCACCTGCTGCACCTTGAAACGGTTCTGTCCGTTGTTCGTATTTAAATCCTAATAGATCTAGACCCTGTATGTAAGAATGCTCCCATTCTTTTCTAGACGTTTTGTAATCCATGTAGTTTTGATTTAACGTTGAACCAAGAGGACCTAATATTTCCTCCGGAAGTAACTCAGCAAGATTGTCAAAGTGACCCTCTCCCTGTGGTTGACTAAAAGCTCCTGGTTCAAAGTTAACTTCTACACCTCCGTCATCAGTCGGTGTAATTTCCGTGTCGCCTTGACTTGGAATGGATTCTTGAATTTCTTCTGTGATCTCGACCTCTTTTTCAGGGCCGTCGATCTCAATAGTTTTTTTAACTTCGTTTGGAAGTGATTTGTCGATATCTGCCATTTGTATTCTCCAATCTTTCTTGTTTATCTTGTTTTGTCTCCTTAATCAAGCCTCGTGGATCAGGGCCAGATAGAGGAGGTATCTCTTTCCATTTAACGTGCTTCATATTTTTTACAAGGGTAGGATTTTTCATTTACCAATAATAACTCTTTTTACCCCTAGGTAAAGACTCTTCTTTGTAGTCTTCAGGGTGAGTTATCAGTCCTCCTTGTCTATATCTTAATAGAGCTTGAGTTACAGAATCCACTAAGTCATCGTTCTCTCCAAAGGGAAAAGCAGCGCATTCTTCTACAACTTCTTCTGCATACTCACGATCTAGAGGAGCATATATTTTACCTGACTCAAATAAAGGAGCTACTGCATTTATTCTTGCGTGTTTATCTTGACCTTTACTTGGAGTGAAATTGACTACAGGTATGTCCATGTTCCTTAATTCATGTGTCAGTGGCAGACCTGAAGCTTTAGCTTCCACGATTACTGTTTCAGGTTTCCAATAATCATATTGTTCTTTGGCCACGCGCCTTAGTTCAGGAAACTCAACTCGACCTTTCCACGCATCAAGGAGAATTAAACATTCTTGTGAATCTTCACTTTCTCTGAATACACCCCATGTTGTAATGGCAGAGTAGTCGGCTGTTTCTTTTTTTAAAAATGCAGTATCATAAGATTGAATACAGTGTGTAACTAAAGGTAAATCATCTTTCTCCCAATCGTTCCACCATTCTCTTTTTATAATTGCACCTTCTTCTGATGTTGGATTCTGTTGATACTGTGCATTAAATTTATTTACACCGGCCGAAGCTTTAACTGCTTCGAAATCTTCTAGCTTCCAATATTCTGGCCAGCATGGTTTACCGTTTGGTAAAATTGCAGGGAACTCTATGATGTCCCACTTGTCTGCATTTTCATCTGCTTGAGAATTAATTAATTTTGCAGTTAGATCTTTAGTTGACCAACGAGTCATAACTACAACAATACGACCACCAGGTTGTAAACGTTGTCTTGGTCCTGATGTATACCATTCGTAAGCTGCTTCAAAAGCTGTGGTCTTGTTGCTTGCTCCATCTTGCTCTGAGTGTGGGTCATCAATAATTAATAAATCTGCACCCCTTCCGGTTACAGCACCTTTGACACCGACAGCAAAGTATTCACCTTGTTTAGAAGTATTCCAACGTCCTGCAGCTTTAGAGTCTTCTTGTAATCTTGTAGAAAAAATTTTTTGATAATTTTCTGAGTCGATCAAATTTTTTGTTTTACGACCAAAACTAATTGCAAGTTCTGCTGTGTGGGTTGCTTGAATAATTTTTAATTTAGAATTTTTACCAATCATCCATGCAGGCAAAAAGTAAGACGCAAATTCTGATTTAGTATGCCTAGGTGGCATATTAATAATTAAACGAGTAATTTCTCCAGATGCTAATTTATTAAATTTTTCTGAGATACGTGCGTGGTGGGACCCCTCTATAAATTCAGGCCACATTTGTTTTACAAAAGATAAGAAATCAGAGTGAGCCTCTTTTCTATCAGCAGCTTCATCAGCATTAACTAAATCTTCTTTCAGCTTTCTCCGTTTGATAGGATCTTTTATTTTATTAATTTTTTCTAATGTTAGCATTGTTTTTCAAATGATAATCTATTTAACACCTAAAACTATTCAAATCAAACTATATAGGGTATGTCTGGGACCCCTACTACACGGCACCCCTTACGATTTTTTAACAAAGCTATAACGGCAGTAATAATTCCTATTGGGACCTCTATTAGGGTGGGTCCCGCCCACATGCTCTTCTCTAGGCGACCCATTTTGGTCGCCTAGTCTATTGACTTATCCTAGAATATCCTAGGCTATTTTTTTATAACAAACCGCTTTGCCAGTGATGAAGTCACCAGGAATATTTACGTGTCCTGTTCTATGCATCCATCTGAACCAAGCATTTGTTGCACGTAGATTTTTGACAGAGCTTTTAAACTTACCCTCTTCATCAATCCATATGTCAAACGTTCTATTTGATACAGACTTATCATAGCCTGATAAACGTTCCACTGTGCTGCATCCGATTAGTTTGTATAATTGTTCCAACGTTGGTTTAGCTGGCGCTTCGAATACTGTCTCAGTATTGTCAGCATCATTGTCCCAAACGTGAACGTGGTATTTTGCTTTTGTCATTTGCCCCCTCTTTGGTTTATTAGTCTTTTAACTGACGCGTCTTTTTTTATTCCTTCGTCAGTAGTTGTTTCGTAGATCTTTATTAAATTTGCTCTAGCAGCCGGAAGATAAACATCATTGTTCATATCCTCTAACTCATTTAATAAATTTAAAATTGGCTGTATCTTCTCCCAATTAAAATTATGATCTATCCATTTTTCTTTTTTAAGTTCTTCAAGTTCCTTGATCGCTTGATCAATTCTAATGATAAACTCATCGTGAACTGCCACTCTCGTTTCATCATTAACCAAATCTTGAAGCCTCCACCACGGATCTTTTTGTTTGCCCATTTGTCCTCCGTTTTTGTTCATGTAATAATCCTACAATATCCTAGATACATTGCAAGTAAATAATGTGTTCATTTTGGGTTTTTCTTTTTTCCCCCCCGGGTGGGTCCCGCCCACATGCTCT